AGAACCTTTTAGATTTATTCACTGGAATTGTCAGGCAATACCTAATAGTGTGTTAGGTTATGCAAAATAAAGATATGAAAAAAGCAGTAATAAAAACTATGTTAGAAAGTAATACGTTAAGAAATAAACCAAACTTTATAGATAATTTTATAAAATCTAAAATGCAACTGAAAGGAAAAAATGTCATTAAAAAAATCGGCGTTCCAAAAAAATAAATACAGTGTTTTAAAAAATGCTATATCAAGAGAGATGGCAGATTTTTGTTTTGCATATTTTTTAAATAAAAGAAAAGTTGCAAGATTTTTATTTGATCAAAGATACATATCACCATTTACAGAGTATTATGGTGTATGGAATGATCATCAAGTGCCAAACACATATTCTCACTACGGAGATATAGTTATGGAGACTTTGTTACAAAAAGTAAAACCTGTTATGGAAAAACATACAGGATTAAAATTATCAGAGACATACTCTTATGCTAGAATATATAAAAAAGGAGATGTGTTAGCTAGACACAAAGATAGATATTCTTGTGAAATATCTACTACATTAAATCTTGGTGGCGATGCATGGCCTATATATTTAGATCCAACAGGCAACAAGGGTCAAGCAGGAATTAAAGTAGATCTTAAACCAGGTGACATGTTGATATACTCAGGATGTGATCTTGAACATTGGCGAGAAGAGTTTACTGGCGAAGATTGTGGACAAGTATTTTTACATTATAACAAAGCAAAATCAAAAACAGCCAAAGAAAACGAATACGATAAAAGACCTTTTTTAGGGTTGCCTGCATGGTATAAAGGCTTTAAATTACCTAAATAATATTGTATATAATAATTTGGCGGGAGATCTCCACCACACCATCTCTCGCCTAATTATTAAGGATTTTGTATGTTACAAAAAGTAAAATTTGCACCAGGATTTAATAAACAAGTTACATCGACAGGTGGTGAAAGCCAATGGGTCAATGGTGATAATGTTCGTTTTAGATATGGCACACCTGAAAAAATAGGTGGTTGGTCACAATTAGGATCTGTGCAGATAACAGGTAGAGCAACAGCTATTCATCACTTTGTAAATACATCAGGTATTAAGTACGCTATTTTAGGAACAAACAGAATTTTATATGCATACTCTGGTGGTATATTTTATGACATACACCCTATTAAATCTACAACGACTTTAACAAATGCATTTAGTACAACTAATGGGTCAAAGACTGTAACAATAACTTTTGCATCAGCACACAATATAAATAAGTTTGACATTATATTATTAGATAACCTTACTGCTATAACCAATTCTGGTTTTACATCATCAGATTTTGATGACAAGAAATTCATGGTAACATCAATACCAACAGACACTACACTTACGATAGAGATGGACTCTAATGAGTCAGGATCGGGTGCATCCACATCCGGTGGTATAAGAGTACAACATTATTATTCTGTTGGACCGGCTGTTGAGGTTGCATCTACAGGTTGGAGTCTTGGATCATGGGGCGGGCAACAAGCAGGTCAGTTTACATCTACACTATCGTCATCAATAAACGCTAGTGTTACAAGTTTAACAATGGCTAGTTCATCTTCATTTCCATCATCAGGTACAGTATTAGTAGATAACGAGTTAATCACTTACACAGCTAATGATAATAGTGGGACTTTATCTGGTTTAACAAGAGGTGCATCAGGGACAACAGCAGCTACACACTCCTCTGGAGCGACAGTAACAGATGCATCAAACTTCTTTGCATGGAATGCTGCAGCATCAGGAGATATCGTAACTGCACCAGGTTTATGGTCTTTAGATAATTTAGGTAATAAATTAATTGCTACAATAAATGGCGGTGAAAGTTTTGAGTGGGACTCAAATCCTACAGGAGCAAACAACACAAGAGCGACTATCATAACAGGAGCACCAACTGCTTCGGCATTTAGTTTAGTATCTACTCCAGACCGTCACTTAATATTTTTTGGAACAGAAACAACAATTGGAACTAAATCTACACAAGACCCTATGTTTATAAGATTTTCTTCTCAAGAGGATATCAACACGTATACACCAAGTGCAACCAACACTG